GAAGCCAACACAGCTCTTCTTTGCTCAGTTTTCGAGTGGTTTTTCTCATTGTTATTTCCAGTGAGAGTGAAGCCAAGACTCGTAATACATCTGCACTAAGTACCACACGCCCAAAAGAGCAACAATAGGAATCGGCATCCAAATTGCCCATTCTTGAGAAACGATTTTTGAAATCGTGTAACAGATCGCACAAGCAAAACTGATGGATAGCGTGAGCTTTACGAGATCAATGAAGAACATCCAAAATGGTTTTGTTGCATTGACGTAAACTTTTTCTAAAGTGTCAGTCTTTTTATCAATTTTGGTTTCTAAGCTGACCAACTCTGCAATCTTTTCATCCAACTGAGTTTCGAGAGGAACTTCCATATCTCGTTCCCTACCGTCGGGACTATGAGGTGCATCCGCCAGTCTCTTAAACAACGGTAGAAGCTCTGAGCACTTCAATCTCTCATAATCAGTTGCCTTTGGGTCTTTGGCAATTTCTTGTAGTTTCTTTGCAAGAAACCTGCATTCAAACCAGCTCAGTTTCATTTTCTTTACTCCACATATTTTTCAGGTAAAGCTCTAAAGGCGACGACTGTATAACAGACAGCGGTAGGGCCTTCCCACCATTTTTCGCACCCTTCGGGGCCATAAGAAGCATGAAATTCTTTGACACTGAATTCCCCATCCTTGTGTTGCACGAACCAGTCACCTTCGCTGGGAGGTATGACGGAAGGGTAGGGATTCCAACCGTTAGGGTCGTAAGCCAGTTCAAACCGATCTAATCGCAATTCAAAAGTCACATCTTCGCTACCCGAAAACCACTTATGAAAACGAACATATCCCGACCCATCTTTAGATTGTTGACGGTAAAATTCGTCAATCTTTTCATCTGTAAAGAAACAACTAACTGCCTTTCTAAGCTCTTCGTCTTTAATCTTCCACATTACATAACCCTCTCAAAGCATTGAAACTTGAAGTCGAACGGTCGGTCTTCAGTTTTTGAATGTTCTTCAACCCAAACGAGCTTCCATTCGTTTTCATCTAAAGCGTCAAACGTCGTATCACCTTCAAAATCCGCATCAATCTCAGTAATCCAAGCGCGTTTGACGTAAGGCAGAGCGTGTCTGTAAAGCTCTGCCCCGCCAATAATGAACACTGTTTCATCAGAATTGAGACGCTCTAAAACATCTTCTAAAGAGAAACTGACAAAGGCGTTCTCAGCTTTGTAATCAGGATTGCTTGTTAAGACGATGTTGCTTCTTTCTGGCAGAGCTTTTTGACCGATGGACTCCCAAGTATGGCGTCCCATAACGACGTGATGACCGAGTGTTTTTGCTTTGAAAAACTTCAGGTCTTCAGATAAGTGCCAAGGTAATTTGCCGTCTTTGCCGATCACGCCGTTACGACTGCGCGCGACAATGAGATTAACGAATGGATTGGGCACGATTAGAGACCTTTCGTATCCCAAAAGGCATCGTAATAAGACGGGTCAATTGAATATCGTCTAAAAGAAAGAATTCCAGGAACTTCAAGAAAGCTCCATTTCTTACCGTCCCAATAGGCTCGAAAGGCTTCGTAAGGATAATCGTTAATCTTTAAATTAGAAACGCAGTAATAACCAGGCCGAGGCGGTTTCACTTTAGAGAAATCGTTCCAAGTTCTAGGGTCGTATTTTTCAACTTCCTCAAGCTCTTCTTTTTTAACTTCGAAACTGACTTCATTAAAGCCAAGACAGTCATTCTTTCTAAAGATAACGTAAGAAAATTCATCATCAATCTGCCCTTTACAGGCTAAATCAATTTCTTCTTGAGTAAAGAAAACGAGAATTTTCTTCTCGATTTCGGGATTCTTAATTTGCCACATTAAATAGATTCCTTATAAAAATTGTCGGAGGGTGGGACTCGAACCCACGACACCTCCCTAATTGTGGGATTGCTCTTTCCGACTGAGCTACCTCCGACCATTCGTACTTCCAATCAACTAAAGGCGCCCGTTGACGGTCGTACAGGTACGCCAGTGGCCAATCTAACGTACCCTTCACAAACTCGTTCGTCCTACGGTTTGCACACTGCAATGACTCGACGGCGTTGCGCTTTACTGCCGGACGAGGAAGCTATTGTCGAGGCTTTATATACCCGCTAGTGGAGCCGGACAGGAACTCTCTCATAGAGAGGGCACTGAATGTTCCATACAGCTTGTCGGCATATCTTTATAAAAACCTGCACGAACTCCAAACACAAGCCTTAAGACGTTATGTCTTGGATAGTGCAGGTCAACTCTGTTAAGGCTTTTCTTTCGCTTTAGCTAGTCAGCTTGAGGTTATGCCTTAGAACCCCTCGAAACTCCCTGAGACAACGTTCGCTGACACGCCCTCTCAGATCAACATTTAATCAGCACACCTGTTGCTGATTTTGGCAAATGCGGAAGGAGTCGAACCTTCAACCTACGGTTTTGGAGACCGTCACTCTGCCAATTGAGCTACGCACTTGTAACTTGGTCGCAGGGGTTGGATTCGAACCAACGCGTCTCGCTCAGAGAAACGGATTTACAGTCCGCCGCCATCGACCAACTCATGCCACCACTGCGATAAAACTTCAAAATCATCTGTTTCCAAATGACTTTGAGGCGGAGTCTGTCGATCTTTAACAGACCCCTTGTTATTTTTCCGCCAGCGCTAGACCGTGTTGAATTGGCTAACCACACCAAAGCCTTAATTAGAGTAAAAAGGCTTAAACTCCGCAAACGCTTTTGGATAGTTGCGATAACCTTCTTCGTTTAAGGTTCACCAAGAATAGAACCGCTACAGAAACCCTGGAGCACGGCATTCGTTGCTTGTAGATCAAACAAGCAAACTGAATTCGGTGGCTCTCCGAGTTGGACTTGAACCAACGACCCACGGATTAACAGTCCGTCGCTCTACCGACTGAGCTATCGGAGAATCATTTAGAAGATTGAAACAGAACCCACAAGCTCAAAGGAATTCTTCGCATTACCGTGCGTACTCTCATTCGAGAACCCAGAGGGACGCCTTTCATCAGGTTCTGCTTAACCTCGTTTAACAATCAAAGATACAGGCGATTTGGGAATAGAAGGGCGGAATTGCACCGCGTTCACTCAGGTTATGAATCTGAAAACCTTGAAGAAATCTTCAATCTCTAACAAGCGTCCGTTGTCAGAGCTTCTTATTTCCTACTACTTCTCGGTCACGCTTCTAAGCCATTAAGTACCAAGTCGCAGATTGTCTCAAGAATCTCGTAAAATTTAAGACAATCCTTGTTTTACATAAGTAATCACTTACATCCTATAAAAATGATGCGAGAGTCGGTTTGTTCCACAGATTTGAGATAATTTCGAGTGATAAACCCACCATAAAACCAACTCTCGCGTTATCAGCTAACTTTAAGGAGATCTATTTTTAAAAGAGCAATTTTTTTCTTATTTGTTTCTCATTATAAGCAATTATTAAGTAAATAACTACTTATAAATGGATTAAAGCATTAGGATTTACCCGAAGAACATCACGTCAATTAACGATTATTTTTCTAACTAATTGATTTTAAAGGATATTATTATTTAATTGACTTTTTCTAAAAATCACTTCTTGGCTACGATTTAAAGACCGCTCCCCGCCAATAACCATCTCTCTAATATGTAGTTATGTTCAATGACTCATTAAAAGAGGTAAACAAAATGATTTATGTTCAAAGAAGTTTAAGCGGGAGCATCGTTCAGAAAACTTTGGTTTTCAATTCTGAAGAAGAATTCACGGCTTTTGAAAATCAAAGACGCAAAGAGTTCGGTAAAAATTGGTGCTTGTTTGATGAAAGCGACCCTAGTTGGGATTTTTGTGCGCAAGTCTATTTCAATTTCATCAACGTAAAAGACCCTGACGAAAAGTACGGCAAGCTCGAAGACCTTTTTGCAGAGTTTGTGCTTAGACATAAACAGTCGCTAATGTTCTATCACAACTTGCAATGTTGGGAAGATAAAAACGACGATTATTACGGCAATATTCCCGAATTAGAGAAACTTACCGATGAAGAACTTATTGATAAAGAGTGGGAAGCGTGCGGAGAACCGAGAGTTCATAGAATGGTGCGCCATCCTGATCCCACTGTCATTGAATACATCCCCGACAAGCCCAAATCACTAAAAGAGTTCGTCTGTGTTGCAGACTTTACTGATTTTGGGAGCGTTGCTAGCCCAGTAGAACGAATCGCACCCGACGGTTCTAAAGATTATGTCGTGACCATGAATTGCGGTGTATGAGCAGAATAATTCAATAAGTTAATTCTTGGTACCCTCATTGATAAGGGTACCAAATTCAGTGAATCTAACACGTTCCAAGGCTATTCCAACTAATCTAACACGTTGATTAGTTGGAATATATCGAATTTATTCACCCCGCCAATAACCATCTCTCTAATATGAAGTTATTGAAACAACAAACAAGGGAGAAAAAACAAATGAGATTACGTCTTCAAGCAGGTTGTGATCGACCCATCATCGAAAAGACTTTCAGTTTTGAGTCTGAAGAAGAATTCACCGCATGGGAAAAAGAAAGACTTCGAACTTTCGGCAATAGCTGGTCTTTAACTGATGAAACAATGCACAACAATAATAGTTGTTGGGTTGAAGCAAAACTTCAGTTTCGCTTTTTCAGTCTCAAAAGTGAAGAAAGTTGCTACGAAGAATCAATCAAAAAAGAATGGTGCGATTTTGTTCTAAGACATAAACACGCATTATGCTTTTATGATGAATGCGCTTCCTTTACTGAACTTCCCATCGCAACTTTATCTAAAATGTCTGATGAAGAAATTCTTAAGTTGCACGCTGAAAATCCCGCTTATTGTGATGTCAACAGTATCAGAGATTTAGCAGTCCCGCTTGATGATAATTCTTGGGTTGATTACATTGAGAGACAGAACGCCGATGGTTCTAAAGATTATTTCATTGAATTTTCTTGTTTTAACTGACGCTAATTCAATAAGTTAATTCTTGGTACCCTTATCAATGAGGGTACCAAATTCAGTTAATTTAACACTTTGATTGGTTGGAACATGTTGATCTTCATTCTTCCCGCCAGTAACCATCTCGGTACTATGTCTATATCGAAACAAACTCAATAAGGGAGTTTGCAAGTGAAACGCTTTACCAAATGTGCGTCAAAGTTGGATTTTGCGATAGATATTGACTACGCTTTGAACTATCTCAAGAAACACAAAAAGCTCGATCATCTTCTGTACTTAATAGACCTTGATAGTACGTGCTTTGAATACCTTCGTAATTGGAGCGATGACTTTGATACTTATCTGGCACTCAATAGGCTCACTGAATTTTCAATCGCTTGTCTGTTGCAAGAAAACTTTATGTACTTCGTTGTTCAAGAAGAATACGATTGTGATTTGGATGTCAAAAGCCCCGAATGCCCACCCAAACTAGAGAAATTTATCAAAGAAAGATTCAAACTCAATCCCGATGATCTTCTTTTTCAAGAGATGATGTTTTTGTACTTAAAGACGATCTTACCGTCGGTTTCTAAATTCATTAAACAGGCTATTAAAGACGGTAAAGTCTATCAATACGTAAAACGCTATACTTGGCGACAAATGCCCAATATCAAGGAAGTTAGAAGAGACAGTTGGTTTCTGAGAGAAAGAAGCGACTTCTATCGTGTAAAAAGAATCAACTATCATAACTTCACAATGAAGCACGACGGGTTTGATGCTTTAGATTATGAAGATGATTAAATCGACAATAGAAGGGCTGTAAACGAAGATAACGCACAGCCCTAACCAAACCCTTCGGCTTAGACAATCAACATACAGAGAGCGAATACGAGCCGAAGGAAGACGTACAGACGTAATACGTATATAGATAGGCAATCAATAGGTGTAAGGTAAAACAGAGGAGAGAGATACAACAGGATAAGGCAGAAATAGGGGGAGGGATTGATCACGCAAATTCATAAAATTCCCTCATTCATGCAATTTTCACATAATGAAATTCCAAGCAAACTTTGTAACAAACTCTCTCCCAAGGAAGTCTTTAAAATCAAGGCGTTACAGTCGTCATTGCCAAGGCAATAGTCATTTACTCATAGGCAACCTTCGGAGTCTTCTTTTCCTAGGCAGTTCTTTCCTTATAGGCACTAAAACTTCCTTATCCTTTGGTCATTGAATCCAAGGCAATGAGTTCTTAATTCCTAGGCGCTGACTTAGAAAATCCGAGAATCTCTCGGAATTTATTTATACAGTAATTTTACTGTATAAATACAGTATTCTTATCCCCTGAAAACCGAGCATCTCATAGAGGGTCTGACCAAGCTCTAAGTACCGCCAGTATTGGGTTTTGGAAAATGATGATTTTAATGGTTTGGACGATTTATTTATACAGTAACCTTTCAAAAAGTGATTGAAATATAATGAAACTATCAACTTTAAGAGAGGTTACAGCAATGAAGATTGAGAAAATGGAGTTCGCAAGCATTGTGGTAGATGACAAATTTCAAAAAAGAGTAGTGGTTCATGCTTATGACGAGACTAACAAGCGCTATTTGCTGATTAGAAGCTGGCTGGAAGGCAGAATTGTTGATTCTGACGATCTCGAGCTCGTACAGGAATCAGTAGATGAAAAAACATTCATTGAAGTTAATGACTACATCGGAGAAATCGCCAACGCTGTGTCAAAAGCACTGAGAAGAGTCATTTAAAAGGGCGGTCTGACAAAGCATTGAGCGAAAATTTTTGAAAAAGACGAAAATGAAGAAGTCTTGAGGCTCTTGGAGAGTTGCTTAGTCAGACCCTCTATGAGATGAAGGAAATCATCTACGAAAAATTAACAGCAGGGATTTTTGCCTGAATAAAGCAGTGGAAAGAAGAAAGAGAAGACTATAACCAGACGGGATTTATCCTTGAAGCGTCATGTGTGAGTGCCTAGAAAAGATGAGAACGCCTTGGCAGAGAAGAGATGGCGGAGAATTGAAGATTTGAAAGCTATTCCTTGGCGGGATTTATCCTTAGAGCAGAAGTACGTGTGCCTTGGAGGGAGAACAAACGAAAAGCCTGGAAAACACATGGCTAAAATGAGAAGAAATATATCCTTGGCGCAGACTTTGTAACAAAACGGGAAATTTTCCCATAGTTGATAAGAGAACTACGGGAAAATTTATCATTATTCCTAGGAAAAGTGAGAAAATATTTCAAGATTATTGGAATCAAAACCCGGTA